GGCGGGACGCTCCTCGCTCGTCTTCCTGCCGACGGTGGCGCAGACGCTCCCGGCCTTCCAGAACCAGAGCCATCGCACGGCGGACCGGGCAAAGCTGGACGTGCGTGCGTACGAGTGGGCCGCACGCTACAGCACGGTCCCTGGCGCGACGATTTTCACCGTGGTGCCGCAACCCAACCAGACATGGCGGCTCGCGCGTCGCCATAACTGGACGTCAACCGCCCGACAGACGACGTGGCGCGCTCCGCGTCGCGGGTCATGGGAGGACGTGTGAGCCGCCTGAACGCCGTCGACACCAAAGACCCCAGCGAGTCCAAAACCTACTCAATGGACTGGAGCCCGCAACTCAACAGCGGCGCCACCATCAGCACCAGCACCTGGACGCTGCCGAGCGCGCTCACCGCGATCGCGACCGCGACCTCCGGAGCTGTGACGTCGGTGCTCCTCTCCGGCGGGAACGACGGCCAGGACTACGAGTGCCTGAACACGATTACCACCAGTGACAGCGAGACGCTGACGAAAGCTGGCACGCTGCGTGTCCGTCGCGCTGACCGGCTCTCACGGTAAGCGTCATCAAAAGTAGACAGTTCTAGAACCATGAAGGGCAAGAAGACCGGCGGTCGGACAAAGGGCACCCCGAACAAGGTGACGCGGGAAATGAAAGTCATCGCCTACGAGATGACGATCGGCAATCAGGCGTACATGGCGGCGTTACAGAAGCGCCTCAAGAGCGGGAAGGCGCATCCGTCGGTCGAGACCTTCGTGCTCGCGCATGCGGTGGGGAAACCGGCCGAAACGGTCAATCTGAACGCGCGCGAGCTGCCGCCGCTGATGGTGATTGACGAACTCTCGGACGCGGACATCGCGGCCATTCATGACGCGCACGCCGACGACGCGTGAGCGGAGTCGATTCGGGCTGCATCGCGGGGGCCAGATTGAGGTCTGGCAGGACCGGCGGCGGTTCAAGGTGGTGGCGGCGGGACGACGCTGGGGGAAGACACAGATCGGGCGTGCGTGGTTGTTGGCGCAGGCCCAGCGACGCGGAGCGGGCCGGTACTGGTATGTCGCGCCGACGCGGGAAGACGCGAAGGACATTATGTGGGCGGATCTCAAGGCGGCCTGCCATCCGCAATGGCTGCGAGAGGCACCTCGAGAAAGCGACCTCGCCTTGATTCTGATCAACGGCGCCGAAGTCCGACTCTGGTCCGCCGAGAAAGCCGACAGCCTGCGCGGACGCGCGTTGCGGGCGATGGTGATGGACGAATACGCTGACATGGATCCGAGCATCTATCACGAAATTCTGCGACCGGCGCTGGCCGATTACCGGGCGCCGGCTTTGTTCATTGGCACGCCCAAGAGCTTCAACCATTTCTACGATCTGTACGAGCGGGGGCAGAATCCGGAGTTCCCATCGTGGGGATCGTGGCAGTTCAAGAGTCTCGACAATCCCTGTCTCGATCGCGAGGAAATCGAGGAAGCGCGACGCGAGTCCGATCCGCGCACGTTTCGACAGGAGTGGGAAGCCAGTTTCGAGGCGTTGGCAGGACGCGCGTACTATGCGTTCGCACGCCAGGCGCACGTGGCGCCCGTCACGCTTGCCGCGGGCCGGCCCGTGTGCGTGTCCTTCGATTTCAACGTGAATCCTGCGACGGCGATCATCGGCCAACCGCATGGGGACGAGCCGTGGTTCTGGCGCGAAGTCTTCCTGACGCATCTGGGCGGAGAGGCGACTCGAGCCTGTGCGCTGAAAGCGCAGGCGCTGCTCCGCGAAGCCGGGTGGGACGGGGCACTCCGCATCTACGGAGATCCGGCCGGCAAATCCGCGAAAACGACTGGCCCGTCCGACCATGCGGTCTTGCGGGAGGTCTTTCCGACCGCCGCGTGGTGCATTGGCCATGCCGCGCCGCACGTCCGCGATCGGGTGGCGGCCATGAACGCCCGGTTCGTCACGATGGACGGGCAGACTCATTGCCGGATCGACCCGTCGTGTGCGCATCTCATTAGCGATTGCGAACAGGTGGTCTTTCTCGACAACGGGGATCTCGACAAGAAGTCGAATCCCATGCTCACGCACGTCTCGGACGCGGCCGGCTACTGGGTCCATGCCGAGTTCCCGGTGCAGCATCCGCACATCAGCGTCGGTCGCATCCGGGTCGAACGCTTTCTCTAGGAGGACAGCATGCCAGGCGGACACAAAGGCTCTCGGCTCGACAGTCTCCAAGCGCAACGCCTCGTGGCAGGGTTGGACATTTCCGGCTTGGCGAGAAAGGCCAACGTCTCGGACTATTTGATCGTCGAGATGGAGCGGGGCGGCAACTGCGAGGTCTACGAAGCGCAGCGGATCGCGGATGCGCTGGGCGTCTCGCTGGTGACGTTGGGCGAAAAGAAGCTCTAACGGTGGCGCGGCCCACGCTCGCCCGCGGTGAATCGTCGACGCCCGTGACGGTCAAGATGCCCGACAGTGTCTACGACCGCGCGTATGCGGTGGCCTGCGAGCGGCGCATGAGCGTGCCCGAACTGATGCGGCGTGCCCTCGCGCGCCTGTTGAAGGATTTAGACATTCAAACTTCCGCCTCCAAGTAACTCAGCCGCACCATATACGCGGCACTTTCCCCCTTCATGTCCATTACTTCGATTCGCCTGTCTGGCCAGCAGCCAGCGGTGACCTCGACCCACCCGCAGTACGCGATCTTTGCGCCCGTATGGCAAAAACTGGAAGACGCCTACGAGGGGGCGGGTGGTTTTCTCGATGGCACCTATCTCGTGGCGCATCCGCGGGAGTGGGACGACTACACCGCCGCGACTCCGAAGAAGCCGAGCAAGAAGCTGAAAGCGCGTCGGGCGATTGCGCGGTACGAGAACCTGGCCGCCCAGATTCTGAACCAGCTGAAATCCGCCCTGTTTCGTGGCGCCGTCATCCGGACGATTGGTTCGGGGACTGACACGCAGGATCATCCGCTCGCCACCTGGTGGGAAAACGTCGACGGCCGCCGGAACACCATCGACGATTACATGTCGTACACGTGGACGGCGTGCGGCCTCTACGGCCACATCGCGCATTTGATGGAGCGACCGGAAGAGTCCGAGCCACCCGCGACCCAGGCTGAAGCGGGCCAGCCGTTTCTCTGCACGTATACCCCGCTCGACATCGGCGATTGGATCGTCGACGACTACGGCACGCTGACGGCGGTCAAGCTGTTCGAGGTGATTCCTCGGACGGACATTACGCTGCCGGCGCGCGGCGATGTCCTGCGCGTGCGCTACGTCACGGAAGACAAGTGGATGCTCGCCACGGCGCAAGGCACGGCGACGGGGCAGGCGGCATCGGCCATCATGGACAAAGAAGGTGATCACGGCTTTGGTCGGCTGCCGGTCATCTTCCAGTATGCGAAACGGCGCGCGATGTCGACGGTCATGGGGCAGTCGATTCTCGGCGATCCCCAGCTCTACATCGACCTGTACAACCTGACGAGCGAGCTGCGAGAACTGCTGCGCAATCAGACGTTCTCCATCCTGAACGTGGTGCTGGGCACCGGACCCGACGCGATGTCGGTGGAAAAAGCCGTGGCGCTCTTGACCGCTGGTGGGGGTACGGGAACGGAGAACGTGCTGTTCTCCGCGGCGGCGTCAGCGTACGTGACCGCCGACGCCGCCAATGTCACCGCGTACCAGAACGAGCGCGCGCAACTCATGCGCACGATCTACCGGCTCGCGGGTGTGCCCTGGGAAGCCGACTCCAAGGATGCCGAAGCGTCCGGCTCACTGAAGCTGAAGCGCGAGGACATGAACCAGGTGCTCGCCTCGTACGCGGACGAGTGCGAAAAGGCCGAGTATCAGTTCGTGGAGCTCTGGTTCCGGTTTCACTATCCGGATACATGGCAGCAGGAACTCGAGGATGCCGAGGTCGTGATTCGGTATCCGGATTCGTTCGATACGACGCCGTTCGTCGAACTGCTCGAGCAAGCACAGGCCGCGCTGACGTTGAACATGGACGAGATGAGTCCGACGTTCGCCGTGGAGTTGCGCCGTCGGCTCGTGGCAAAGTTCATGCCGGATGCCAGCGAGGAGACGACGAACGCGATCACGGCGGAGCTTGAGAAGTCCTCCCAGCAACTCCAGGCACCCGGACTCGCGCAGAAGATGGCGCAGTTGCAAAAGATGTACTCCATGCCGCCGCCGCCGCCCAACACGCGCTCGCTCGGCACGCAATCGGGTGATACCGGAGACGTCGCCGCATGAGCGATCAAGTGCAGGCGCTGTTGACGGAAGCCGACAAGCTCGCCGCCGTGGCGGAGGCCATCGGCCGCGCCTACGCCACGGAACTGGCGCGCGTGCTGCGCGATCTCGAGCGGCAGCTCCGGCAGCTCGCCGCAGCCGCCCTGGAGGGGTCCCAGACGGCGCTGGCCCGTGCCGTGCGCGCGGCCAAGCTACGGAAAGAACTCCAGCGGGCGCTGAATGCGGCCGGCTACGCCCATCTGACCGAAACGGCCACGACGGGATCGTTGGACGCGCTGTTGGTGCAGATGGCCGCCGTGCGCGGCGCGGCGAAGCTCGCGGCCTTTACCGCGTCAGATCAGACGCGCATCGTGGCGCTCAAGAAGCTGGCGGAGATCGACCTCCTTGGGGCGGGCGATGAACTGGCGCACGCGCTCTGGCGCACGCTCGCGCAAGGCTTGTATTCCCAGCGGACCATCAGCGACCTCATGGCCGATCTCGCCGATGCGGTGGACGTCGAGGAGTCTCGGCTCCGGACGCTGTACGACACCACGGTGTCAATCTTCACGCGCCAGGTCGAAGCGTTGAAGTCGACGAACACGCCCGAGGAAGTGTTTGCCTATATCGGCCCGGTCGATGCGAAGCTGCGGCCGTTCTGCCGCGCGCATGTCGGCAAGGTCTATGACCGCCGCGCCATCGACGCGATGGACAACGGCCAGCTCCCGAACGTGTTCCTGACGGGTGGCGGCTACAACTGTCGACACACCTGGCAGGCCGTCAGCAAGTTCTCGGAACTGCGTGATCTGCTCGGCACGGGCGCGCGCATTCCCGAAGTCGCCACCGCCGTCGGCCGAGTGCCGGTCGGCGGAACGAGGGCCGCGTAATGGCGGTCGAAGTGACGCGCACGTTCCCGGCGCTCGACGAGTTGACGCTCGTCACGGTCGACGACATGCGGCAGATCGGGCTGCTGATCCGCGAGCGGATCGTCCGGCGCACCGTGAGCGGGGTCGACGCCCTCGGCGCGCCGTTCGCGGCGTACTCGCCTGCCTATGCCAAGGCCAAGGCCAAGGCGATCGGCGGGAGTGGCGTCAACCTGCAGGTCTCGGGCGCGATGCTGAACGACCTCACGATCGTCGACGTGCAGGCCGACGCCGAGACGGCGCAGGTCACGCTCGGGTGGACGCGATGAGGAAGACGAAGACGCCGAAGGCGCCCAAGACACCCACGCGGGCGCACATCTTCAACCGCGTCACGTTTATCCAGCGCAGCCGCGGGGTGAGCAGTGAAGAAAAGGCGATGTATCACAACGTGACCGGCGCCGGGACGTCGCATGTGCGGCGGGTGTTCTTCGACCTCAGTCCCGAAGACGCCGCGCTGTGCCAGACGACGCTCCATGACGCGTTGGTGACACGGATGACCCCTTATGCC